TCTCTTTAACAGAATCCTTCTGCTTACTCAAGTTAGGAACAAAAAGCAAGAGGAGAATACTGATAATGAGAAGCACGACTAGCATTTCAATCAAGGACACTAAAATTCTTGATTGAGCATAAAAAAAGACTTGGCAGCATGAGCTACCAAGCGACATGAAAAACAAAAACATTCAGCACGTAATCGTCCAAAAGTACATATATAGTGTACCTCTATTTATATTAAATGTCTAATGCTATATCAAGAGGACACAAAAAAAGGCTAGGATACCCCTAGTCTTTTAAAAAGGTTGACATAATCGAGTTAATAAACATACACCTCTCCGTTATCAACGTACCCGACCTTTTTTACACCATCAACTGGCTCCATACCACGTTCTTCGACAAGGATGTCTCCGTCTTTATCTACCCAAAAATCAAGCATGTCTGCATATTCCTCAAAAGTCATGTCGTCCTTGAAGTTTTCAAAGTTATCTTCCAACGCTTTTTGTAATTGTTTTTCAGTAATCATTTTAGATACCTCTTTCTTCTCTTTGATAAGTTCTTCCAATTCATTCAAATCATCCACAGTAGCGTGGTTCCTGATAAAGCTACGTGCTGATGATCTTTTTGATAAGTAGTTTCTGTGCTCTCTATTGTTTTTATTCCACTTCTTAGTGGCCTTTTGTTGTGCATCCATTATCTATTCCTTTTTCTTACTTCCTTTCCTTATCTTCATTTATAGTATAGTACATATACTATATATTGTCAACACTTTTGATAAAGAAATTTAGTTTTTTTGCAAAATAAAAAAACCGCCCATAAAAGGGCGGCGTCTACCTATGAAGGCTATTCTCAAAACCAATACTATTATAACACAAAAAGGACTGTCGAAACAATCCTTTCCAGAAAATTCCATCGGGCTACGTGCACATAGCTTACATGGCGCTGAACTCAATCAGTCTTTGGAACAGCCAAGGCTTGCTTGCTGTAGGTATATTATAGCACAGAAAAATAAAAAACACCTCCTAACAAGAGATGCTTTCCGCAAATGGGTCCCGTAAGATTATCCACAGCTATTCCTATTAATTATACCACAAAAAAGCCCTGCGTCAGAGCGTATCTGTCCATAGTGGATGCAGGGGGATTGTCATTTCATGTATATTATACCAAATAAAAAAAGCCCCAGCAAATGCCAGGGCTTCGACCACTACCACCATGATGTCCGAACTGTGGTCTGTCGGGAGGTGATATACTCCTTTTTAATTTTATAGTTTGCGTGGTCTGTTAATTACAATTTAAGAGAATGATCCGAATGATGTGACACGACGGCCATTCTCTGATTGACCGACTGCGACATAGCGACGATTACCAGACCCGCCGATGTAGCTAATCCAGATATAGCCGTCAACGTCACACCAACCGTCATAGTTGATAGTTTCACCGGCTCCATAAACTGCTACGATTTCAGCACCTAGACCAGCACCAGCTCGAACGTTAAGAGCTGATACTTCAACCGTAAACGTCCCGGTTTCCTCGTTAATAGTAATTATACCATCAAACGGTGTTGGGGTTGGCGCAGGGGATTGTGATTGGTTGTCCGTTGGGAAATAGAACCAGCCTACAATGCCATCAAAATTACGTGTGTTGTAACGAGCGGGACCACCGACATATAAGCTATCAGCGTTGCCGTCAATATTTTGCTCGATGGTTCGCATGGTGTAGCCGTCTGAATCTTCGATAACCAAGCCAGTGTGGCCGTATGAATGCCCTGCGATGTAAGTGGTGTCCATGACGAATACAGCCCCACGACGTGGACGGCTGTCGAGGTTGCCTTCTTGGTTGTACTCGGCCTCGTAGCCCGCTGCTGCCGCTGAGTTTAGCAAGTCAATGGCGTTACCCCAAAGAGCACGGCCAAAGAAGTTAATTGAGATAGAGTTAGGCAGGTCAACGCATTGTGTCCCCCACGATCCATCTGCATCAGTACCGACGCCAGCGTTAGCTAGATTCTCTGCGAATACAATGATGTCATTATCTGTTGCCATATAGTAGGCCTCCTTAAAATTATTTTTGAATAGCTTGTTTAATCTCCGAAAGCATTCTTTCCAAATCAGCGACCTTCTTCTTTAACTCGTCAATTTCGCTCGTTGGTAATTGAGATTTTGTTACAAGTGGGTCTTCCGCAAATTTATTTTGTTCTAAAACCTGTAGAAAAAAGTTATTGTATGTTGGAAATAGTCCATATGCTTGAGCGATAGACAACGATGAAGATTGTTTATCTTTAATTTCCTTGATATCAGTTCCTACCGCTTGGGCAAATTCTGTGAACTTACTCATAGGCTCACGCTTTCGCTGCAGTATATACGCTCACAAGGTCTTCTTGTTCGATGGTATCAATACGAGTGCCAAGCTCGGTCATTTTCGAAATAATACCGCTGTCAGTATTGCCACCCGCTGCACTGATTTTATCAGCGATTTCCTTGAGTGTGTTGAGTTCTTCTGGGACGCCTTCGCCCAGAATGGCAGTCTTAACACCTTGAATGGCAGTGTTAAGTTGGTCTTGAGTGATGCCGTTAGCGGTTACTTCGCCTTTCTCAGCCTTGCCAGCCAACGCTGTTTTAATTTCTTTGATATCTGCACCAACGGCTTGGGCGAAATCATGCAATTTACTCATTTATGTTTCCTTTCAAATTTTAGCTAGATTGTAGATGTTAACGAGGTCTTCCGTGGTATCACTGCCACCAGCAATGTACCCAGAATCTCGCAATTCATCCGCTAGTAGTTTTAGTTTAGGGTCTTTCTTTGATGGAATCGCACTACCGATGTTAAGCGAACTCTTAACTTTCACCTTGAAATTGTTTGATGGAAAGATATGCCCATTCAGTTTAATTTCTAGGTAGTATGTGCCCGGCTCTACGATGTCACCCATGACGAACGAAAAATGCCCGTTCTCTACGGTTACGTCTTGATACAACGCCACGGTTTCGTCATTTGACAGTGTGAGTTTACCAGTGCCGGATAACTCCATGCGTTTTCCATCAGCCCCTAAGATTTCAAAACCAAAGACTGAGGTAACATCCCCAGACTTGAGAATGTCACCCCCTTCAATTTGGTTGATAGAGGTCATGAGTCTAGACATAAGCTAGTCCTCACGAGGTTGGTTGTAGTTTAATGCACGCTCACTGTCTGCCACACCCTTTGTTGTTGGGTCGGTAACGATTCCAAGAATAACCAAGATCACAACGAAAGTATTTACACCCTCTTGAATGTTGCTAGGGATATTAAGCCCGAATTGTTGCAACATCAAGAAAACCGCTGAGATAAGAGCTACTAGAGTAGCTTTGTTTTGCAAACGTAGTTTAAAATTAATCATTTTCTGTTTTCTCCTTTTCTTCTTCAATCGAAGTTAAATTAAATTTGTCTTTGTCGATATTTTTTTTTATGTACTTATCAAAGTACGGAATTTCCACTCCTAGAGCCGATAAGCTGGCTAGAATACTAGAGCCGTAAGCGGCAATCATTGCAAAGATAAATGTATCTAGGACACCGCCAAGATTCATAAAGACTGCGAACGGGTAAAAAATGGCTACAAACGTAAACATGGCTATGTGACCGACTAGACCTTTTCTAAATTTTGAGCTTGAAAACTCATGGAAGGCCCAAGCTCTGGACACACCGATGGCGATGTCACTGAAAATGATAATCATAAGCAGAAACACCCATAAATGCTCGTCTATTCCGTGGTCGTAGAAATCTTTGACCACTTGAAAAATACCAAAGATTCCGTCTGGTTTGTGCATTTAACACTCCTTAACATGTTATTTAACCCCCATTTTTTAATCTACTTCAAAAGAATATTATTGCCGTCTGTGGCATAAGCGATGAAGTCGTTAGAATCAACCGGTGCCAGACGTCCATCAACCAAGCCAATACGTTGGCCCATTGAAAGCGAACTGATGCCAGTATCTTCTTTAGCAATGTAGCCAGCATACTTAATCACGCCCGTAGCGTTAGGTTCGATGTCGTCGAGTGATACGCCGTAGAAACGCCAAGGCTCATCAGCTCCCAATGGTTGCACTGAATTCCCGACCAACTTAACCGGCATACCGACTGTGATTCTAGTCTGACTAGTGTTTTTCAACGTTCGGACTTCATCCGCAAATTCCACACGTTCCTTGCGTCCTGCACTATTGATGTTGATGTAAGGCACAATCGTATTGCCACCACCAGAAACCGCAAAATGGTTTCCATGGCGTGAACCGCCTTGTTCCTCGAATAGCTTAACGCTCTTGTCAATATTGCAGTTCTCGATGGTTACGATTGACTTCTTAGCTCCCGTGCCATAAGACCCAAAACGGATTGATTCTTCGCCACTGCCAGTAATAAAGGTACATTTTGAAATCTTCACACGGTTAGATTCAACGTTGAAATTATCGTGCATCGAGAATGGCAATGTTGTTGATTTGAATGTGCAGTTTTCAAAAAGGTAGCTACCACCCGAACCCATACCAGCCGCATAGGCTTGCGTTGAGTTCCAAACGCCATCCTTGTTTCCGAGGTGTTCAAAGTAGCAATCGATATATCTCATATCGTTGTTTGCGTACTGATTATTAGTCTCGTCATGCACTGCATATCGAGTATTTCGGACAGTAATCTTGATATTCTTGATCGTGTTATGTCGCCAAACGTTCAAAACGCTGATACGGCTTGACGTGTTACGAGTAGTCTTGCTATCTGGAACATCCATTTTAAGACGGACATCACCGACACCGATAATGTTGACATAGTCAGGCACCACAATCCCTTGGAGTTCGCTGTTGGTATTCTCGACTTCACGAAGGAAGTTATCGCCGCCTAGCTCTTGTAAGATATCATACTCACCAGAATGAATGTATAGCGTGATAGGATTGTCAGCACTACCCGAACCCAATGCTTTGATAGCTTCTGTTAGCGTGCTGAAATCCCCGGCTGATTTTTTGATGGTGTATTCATTTTTGAGTTTAGGAAATGCGATAGGTGTGTTACTTTCAAGAGCACTAGCCCCATAGTTGAGATTAGGCAGTTTAGACGCTGCACCAAGACCGCCTTGGATAAGTTTTGCAGGTTGGTCAACGAGCTGTCTCGAGATTAACAAATACCCAGCTTCGTCTGGTGTGTAATCTGCATCATTAAGCTCGTCACGACTGGAGAATTGCTTCAATTTCCTATCGTCAAGACTAAAGTAATAAGTGAATACACCACGAACGCCTTTCAGACCGTATTTCTTACCTTTTTCAAGGTAAATCGGAGGATAGACCCCCCACGAAGGAACATCGCCCGTTGATTTAGCTGTACCGGTGTAATACTTGCCACGGACGAAAGTATTTTCGTCAATAAGTTGCTTAATCTCTGTTACAAAATCAAGGTCTGTAGCTTTGACATCAACCGACAATTTCGGTATTTTGAGCGAAATATAACCGTCCGGCAGATTGTTCATGTCAACGTTAGCCGCTGCCAGTTCTGCAACCGACGCGTTGAAAACCTTAGGCTTGGCATCAACGTTTTGAGTTGACACATAGAGCAACGAGTCTTCAGTTGGTGTGTATTCCGTAGTTACCACCTTATCGCTGTCAGCTAGCTTTTTGATAATTCGACTACCGTCTACGGATGTAATGTAAGACAGAACGCCACGAGCACCGACAATGTAATAGGTTTTCCCTTTATACATGGTAATAGGCAAATAACGTGACCATGTGGTTTGTTCACCAGCAATAACTTTACCGCCGTTTTCGACCCAGAAAGTGCCGGTGATTCGGTCTGTAAGCATTTGTTTGATACCTTGGGCAAAGTCAATGTTATCGGCGGTAACTTCATTACCACCAAGCCCACGGGATTGATAGACCCCGCCTTCTTTCCAAGAGCGAGCCCCTTCGTCGTAGTAGTACCATTTGCCGGTGTCCTTGGCTACTACGATGCCGTTAGCACCGTTTGGATATGTGCTACTGATTTCTGATAGTGAGCTGAGAACTGCTTTCGGGGCGTTGGATTCAATCTTGTTGAATTTTTTTTCAACAAAATCAGCACTAGCCTTCCCGTTAAGCGTGTTCTCGATGGTGCTTAGACGGTCATCAAGGTTGCCGGCAAGACCACGGGCTTTGATAACTTCCATGTTCGTATTGCCGTTAGTGGCGCCGTCAGCGTAGGTCGTCTCAATAGCCTTGGCAATGGCTTCACGAACGTCTGCCCCTCTGGTCTTTTTACGGATTGCCTTAGTCAAGACACTAATATTCTTAGTGTTCTCAAGGGGCGTGACATCATCGTAGAGGTTCAAACGTCCCTCTGCTTCGATTTCTGGCATGTTTAATTACCTCCTGTTAATTCTTTTTGCAATCTAGCGATTTCAGCTTCAATGTCTCTAATCGTTCTAGTCCGTTCTTGATCGTCCATATTGAATGATGCTAACTGATTATCATAGTTAGCCTTAGCTGTCAGATAATCAGCGTACTGCTTATCATAAGCTGCAATCTCGTCCGCTGAAGCGTTAGGGCTAGGCGGAGTAGGTGCTGTTGGTGGCGTTGGTTTTGAGCTAGGTTTATTTTTAAGTGCTGCGAGTTGGTCACGTAAAGTTTTCAAGCGCTTCTCTTTGTTAGCCGTTGACGTATTCTGTTTGATACGCTCGATAGAGTTTTCAGCCTCTTGCAATTGCAATTGATAAGCTGCGAGTGTTTGAGATTGTGAGCCGATAGTTAAGTCAACACTCTGTGGGTTTAGGATATCAATTTTTTTCTCCAAGATTTGCAAAGTTTCAATCCCAGAAAGTGGCGCATTGATAATCGGGTGTTTATTCCCGATTTCAAATTTGTCATATCGGTTATCAATCAGATAACGCTCTACCGCAGAAATCGTCCATTTTGCGAGTGCAATTTTTTGGTTTCTCAAATACTGCTTACCACGGGCTAGAAGGACTTTGGGGTCATCAATCTCCGTCCAGATAACAGCTTTACGAATAACACCAAACTCTTTCATCAAATCTTCATCCACTAAATATGCACTGTTGTTGTTAACGTGCCAAATAGTCAACTGTTCTCTGGTAACGTCTGGGCTTTGGTCCTCGTCTGGATGTTCCTTTTGAATATCAGCCCCAATTGGCATGATTTGAGTAGCCAAACCATCAAAATCGAGTGCCCGACTGGCAGATTTGATGTTTTTACCAATTTGAAGCGGTGATTTTTTGGTTTCACCGATTTGGGAAGTCCAGTCCACATATAAGCGAGTATTTCGCTCGTAAATGGTCAAATATCCCCCAATATTGTTAATGATACGCTCTCGAACACAGTCCCAAGTGCTCTCGTATCCAAGATAACGCCAAGGCTTATTCGTCCTACTGTTAACCGTACAAGTGCCAAGATTAATGCGTTTGTAGTCCTCGACCTCTCCGTTAGCAACCCTTAAAATTTCAGTTAAGTAAGGTGCTGCTCCTTGGTTCGGTAATTTCTGGAACCATTGAGCGGAATCATGCAAGAATGAAAGGAAGTCCTCGCAGGTCACTTTCTGAGCGAATCCATTCGTTGTCATTTCGTTAGTAGATGTCAACACTCTGCCCACGAACTCAACTTTGCCGTCGTAAAGGTTGACAACCTCAACGATTGACTTAAACGGCACCATCTTATTGTAAAGAGGGTGCGTAAATGGGACGGCAAACGAGAACTCATGAATAGTGTTTAGAGCTTGGTTGATTTCACCGACGATAACCGTGCCCCCTCTTGGGCTGTACGGGTCATGAATAGTCTTGCGTCCATACGTGGTGCGATTGAGTTTATCCCAACGTCTAGCGTTGAAATCGCTCCACCAATAAACGGCATAGCCGCCCTTTTGCTTAGCGGTTTCGGGTGGCTCTGGGACCACGATTTTCTCCCCGCCAACTCCGACAAGTTGACCGTTATTGTCAGATACATAGACATGCGTTAGAAACTCCCCACGCTCATTGTTGTGGTCCGAGACGTTGACAGTGCAGTACCAACTATCACCCCATCTAACACCGTCATACCAAATGATATCGTCCTGGTCGATAACTTTTCCAGCACTAGGCGAGTAGTTTGTTTTTCTGCTCCATGTTGGGAAAGATACCCCTTTGATGCCAGTGTCATTACTGAGATTTGAAACCTTGACAGCGTAGCCTGTATGACTAATGTTAAATACTTCGATTTTACCGCTTGCACTCATGCCATCACCTCATTGTTGAAATGCATGGCTATTGTGCCATTACCTTTAGCTTTGAAATAGTTGATTCCTTGATACAAAGTCAATGCAAACTCCCTATTCTCACCACGTTTCAAGTTGTAAATTACGCCCTCTGAATCGGTTAGCGTGATATCTTCGTCGCAATAAATGACTGGACTGATTGAAGTGTCACCAGAATTAACAAAGTAAATTGTCCTTTCTGATTTCGTATATCCAAGTTGCCATTTAGTCCATGTTGAGTCGTCACTTTCAAAATCGAATGTGTCCCATACATCATCGAAGTATTCGTTCTCATGGTAAGCGAACGGATAACACTTAAATGTGATGGTAGCAACCAGATTCTTTTTGATAGGATCGTCAGCTACTTTGATGTGCTTAATCTTACCCATCCAGTAATAGCGTCGGTCATGCGTATCAAATAGCTTGCGTTCCGCTTTAGTAACCATTTGAGACTTAATCATACGCTCTGCGGTTTTTCTATCCTCGTATTCCGTAAACGGTAGCTTAAACTCGTATGTAATCTCTCTAGGTTCGAAGACACGTTCCCCCAAAACACTAGAGAAATCGAGCACCCCTTGCATAAAGGGGATAGATTCAACGATTTCTTTCTCATCTGGGGTTGGCGCTTCACGTTTCTGTAGGTACCACCCAGCGTCACGACTATTAAAATCGCCAAACGCTATATATTCTTTGATTTTAGTAATCATAATCTGTGACGTCCTTTCAATGTTTTAATGGTGTCGATAGCACTGTTGAAGTTGTTGACTGTGCCACCAACCAATGCACCAGTGTCTAATACCATGTTTTGGCCTTGTGCCATTTGTTCCTTAAGGTCTCCAAGAGCATCGATAACATCACCAAGCAAGCCGGCTGAATGTGCAGCGTAGGCTTCTTGACGTGCTGAAATCGTTGCGTCTGGGGTTTTATCTCGCAAGACTTCCATCTTCAACTGACTTGCCATGTTTGAAGTAGCACCCGTTAGCATGGCATTAGCTCGAACATTGAACCCGTTAACTTGGTCACGGATATAGTCCAAGCTATTAGCAACCTCTGGGGCTGATTCGTCAATCCCTCGAGCGATACCAAGACCGATATACCAACCAACTTGGTCACGGAATAAGTGAGATGGTGAATGGATTTTGGCTTTAGCCTGTGCTGCTCTTTCTGCTTGCGCTACAAGGGCATTAGCTGCCGCTGTAACTGCTCCAAGAGCTGACATCAGACCGGCTGCAAGACCTTGTCCCATGTAAGCCCCTGCTGAGAAGAAGGCTCCATAACCGGCTCTAGCTGCGGCTGCTGCTTGGTTAACCGCTGCTTGCGTAACTGCAACTAATTGCTGTCCGCTTGCTTGCATAGCAGCTACCATTTGAGCACCACCGGCACGAATGGCGGCAACTACTTGATTCATGCCGTTTCGGACTGCTGAGACAATCTGATTCATGAAGGCTTGCGTGCTAGCAACCATTTGCATACCGCTAGAGCGTAGAGCCGCAGTCATTTGCATAGCACCAGAAGTTACAGCTTGAACTGCTGACATCATACCTGCGCTTACTGCCATACCTAGCGACATCATCGTAGCTTGTAATGTCATGGCTGCCGCTCCAACGGTAGCGAATACACTAGCTAACATCATGACTTGAGCACTTACCATTGCAAGTCCTGCTCCTGCCATTTGGGCTGAGCTAGCAAGCATAGCAAGTTGACTAGATACCATGGTAGCCATCATGGAAACCATGCTGAAACCTGTCTGAGCGGTCATTAGTTGAGCACCAAACATGGTCACTGCTGAGCCTGCTGCCATAAGCTGACTAGTCATTTGCATCAAGCTAGTAGCGAACATCATGAATTGAGTGTTTAGCATGGTCAATGAAGTACCAATCATCATGAATTGAGTACCTACAAGCGTTAAGCTAGTACCTAGCATAGTTGAGCTAGTAGCCATCATGGTCATGCTCGTAGTGATCATAGTTAACTGTGTAGCTAACATCGTTAAGCTAGTAGTTAGCATAGTCATGCTTGAACTGATAGAAGTCATGCTAGCAGTAAGCGTCATTGAAACTGTACTGAACTGAGTTAGACCAGTCGCAGCAACCATCAATGCCGGTGCTAGTGTCATGATTTGCGTTCTAAAAGCAGTGATAGGGGCTACAATAGCAGTTAACCCAGCAAGCGATTGACTAGCTTGGTTTGAGAACGTGCTGAAAGCAGTCCCTGCCGTAGTCAACAATGATTGTAAGTTAGTAAATGATGATTGAATACTTGTAATCGTGCTTGAGAATGAAGTCAATCCAGATACAGCACTAGATGCTGAACTAGACACCTTGCTCATACCATCTCCGAGCTTAGTCATACCAGTACCAGCTTGAGCAAGTCCTGCTGAGTTGTTACCAATAGACCCAACACCTTTGGCCACTGCTGCAAGAGATGCAGCCATGTCTCCAAGGTTTGTGTTGGTAATCTTAACAACACCGTTAGCAAGCTGATTGAATCCAGACCCCGCTTTTTGAGCGGCGGTACCAATCGAATTGAAGACATTAGCCAAACTATTCAATACGCTACTAATTGCACTACCAGCGGATGTAATAACGCTTGAAATGCCTTCAAACGCTGACTTAATACCGTTTCCGATACCTTGAGCCGCTGTGCTGATTGAAGTCCCGACTGATTGCACTACGCTGGCAATCCCTTGTAATGCAGCACCGATGGCTGAACCAGTAGCGCTGATAATACTTGCCACACCACTTAGGGCCGTACTAATAGCCGTACCGATACCCATTGCAGCGGTAGCAATTGCCATTCCTGCTGCTGACACAACGGATGCAATGCCACTGAATGCAGCACTAATCACACCACCAATTGCCGTAATGATAGGCACGATTTGAGTGATTGCTGTCACAATCGCTGAAATGATTTGGGTAATGATAGGTGCAAGAGTTTGAACAACCGTAACAATGGCAGAAATCACTTGACTAATAACTGGTGCCATTGTTTGAACGACTGTAACGATGCCTTGGATCAAGGTCATAATAACTGGTGCCGTTGCTTGAATAGCTTGGACAATCACTTGTAAGACCATTGCAATCTGTGGTCCAAATTGGCCAATTACTTGGGCAACTTGAACGATACAATTCGCAATAACTGGAGCGATTGCCACAATAGCATTAGCAATGATTTGAGCTACGGCTGTAATCGTATTCCCAATAATTTGAACAATCGGAGTTACTGCTGTAACTATCTGGCTAATCGCAGAACCTAGAGCGGTAGCCAAACCACCAAAAGCACTGATAATAGCTGGCAGCGTTCCTAAAATAGACGTCCAAGCATTCCCAAACGCCGTGATGGCTGGAGCTGCATTGCCTAGAGCAGTGCCGATAGCTTCAACCAATGGTGAAAGTTTGGCTAGCCCTGGCGCAGCTTCACCGACTGCCTTAATGACGATACCAAACGCCGTGCCAAAGGCTTCAACGATAGACCCTGCTGCCTTACCGATGGATTCAACAACGGTACCAAACGCTGAACCAATAGAGCCAATAATTTGTGAAACACCACTGGCATGGCTTGCTAATAGTGAGAATGAAGCCACGATCAATGCAATCCCTGCACCGATTCCGACTGCGGCAACGGCTACGGCAGCACCGAATGAAAGCAATGTTGCTGGATTCAATCCTTTAAGGCCTTGTAAAACATATTTCATTCCTTGCCCGAAACCTTTGTAAGTTTCAGCAATACCTTTGAATATAGCTGTCAAGATTCCTTTGATTGCATTACCAGAAGACCTAATGACGTTTGACATCCCATTGAACAATTGAGCAATAGTTGACTTAGAACGTCTCGCACTGTTAGCAGCTTGTTCTGTTCCTTCTGCAGCGTCCTCTCCGAATTTCTTGAATGGATTTAGACTTTTAAGGAAGTCCAACCCTTTCAATGCAACACCTACCGCTGAAATACCAGCCTTGGCAGTCATGAAACCTGCTACCATTGCCAAAATACCGCTAGTGATACCGTTTAAGATTCCCGGTGGTATTGCACTGATAAACCTAGATATTGCTGAAATAACTTGAGATATCCAGTTTACTAGCGTTCCAAGGGCTGAGCCAATGCCTGCAATAATCGACTGCATTTGTGAGCTACCCAGCACCTCGCCGAATGATGAACCGATAGTTTTAAGGGCGTTCCAAGTATCTTGTACCGCTGCTTTAAACGATTGAAAAGCTCCTGTGTCAGCAAATGAGCTGATGAAACTTCTGACTGATGTTGTGGCAATATTCAAGGCTTGCGAAAAACCGTTAGCGATATCACCGAACACTGAGCCAATGCCCTGCATAAGCTTGCTACCATCAATATTGCTAAATAGTTGCTTGATTGAGCTTGAGATATAAGTAAATGTCGCACCAAGGTTTTTCAAAGCTCCCGTATTAGAGAAGCCTTTCCAAAGCGAAGACAACCCACTGCCAATCTTGTCAGCAATGCCGTTGATGTCAACTCTTTCTAATGCATCCGTAAGTCCAACGACTGCCTTAATACCAATTTGATTGAGTTTTTCAAACTGTGGCATTAGCTTATTCGCTAGGGACTCTTTCATCCCATCAATAGCTTGGTCAACGGTCTTGAACTCTGTGGCCATCTTGCTGAATGTGTCGTTATTACCGACTTTAGCAATGGCGTCGAAGAAGTCCTCGGTCTTAATCTTGCCATCTTGCACGGCTTGGACCATTTCAGCGGTACTCATGCCCATTTCTTTCGCAATGGCTGCAATACCTGCGGGCGTTTGCTCTAGCATAAGTTTGAAGTCTTGCCATTGAACCTTAGGTTTAGCAGCCATTTGGGTTGCTTGTTGGCTCAAGGTCTTCATGGCTTGTTGTGGGTTCTCTGCTGCCGCTGCAAGACCACCAAACCCCTTAACGAGCTCGGTTGTATTCTTGGTTCCAACGGCCGCTAACTGTGAGTAAGTGCTGGCCATGTCGGACGCTGAATAGATTGTCTTGGTAGCGAAATCCTGCAACTCGCCTTTGACTTGCTTAATCTGGTCAGTAGGCATGTTGATCTGTTGCATATTACCTTCAAAGGTCTTCCACGCTTTAGTAGAACTGTTAAGCTCACCTACCATGGATTTCATGCCGTTACCAAGAGCGCTAATACCGCCCATAATGGCACCACCGATTAAATTGGCACCGAGAACAGACTTAAAGACTGATCCAACCTTTCCGGCTGAACCTTTCAAGCCTTCCAAGGCTCCCTTGATACGTTTAGCCCCACTTTCAGCGTCTTTCCCATCGAACAACGCCTTGATGGTGACTGTACCATCTGCCATAGATTATCCCTCCTTTCTAAAATTCTTCTTCGTATTTTTCATCTTCCTCGATTACTTCGTTAGGGAGAGCATAATCCTTCTGAAGCCTACGCATTTCCTCTTTGTATTCTGCCGAGTCGCCCTTTTGCGGTTTCCATTTCCGAATTTTGATAACTTCCATGAATTTCGTACCCTCTGGAAGTCCAGAAAGTAGAGCGTTGAATTTCTTCCAGTGGAGTTTTCCTTGAACATCGAATAGATCAATGCCGTAAGCTTGCAAGAATGACGCATAGATATAGTCACCGTCAAAACGAATGTCATAAGGTGCTTGCTCTTGCTTGCCATTGCTTGCAGTAGTCTTCATAGGATTACCAGCGAGGTCATACTCGACATGGTTGTCTTCGACTGTTGAAAGGCTGATATGTTCCTCGAAAACCTCGTTAAACACCTCGGACATTTCCTCGACAGTGAAGTCTTCTAAAGTCTCACCGGTCAAAATACGAATACCGAAATGTGGTTTAACAAACTCTGGAACATCTTCATCCCTCCACATCTCAAAGAGCCGTAGAACATTATCAAAGGACAGATTAAGAGGAAATTCTTCATCATCGATTACTAACTTATCTGTTAGTTTTCGTGATATATCTAGCATGATTACTCAGCCAAATATTTATCGAAGGCTGCCTTTGAGTTTTGATTCTCAAATTCAGAACGAATACCGTTGATAGTTTCAATCAGATAGAACATGGCGATACTTGTTGATTCACCAGCAAACGCATAGACAAGTTTAAACGCTTCTTCATCGTCAAAGATTTGTTTGAAAGCATCTTCAATAAAACCCTTTGACGCATCAATGGCTTCTTTGTTGTCTGTGTCTTGGATAATCATGCTTTTGGCTTCCAAATCTTTACCGACTTCTTCCATACGTTTTAGATTGCTATCTGATAATGGAAAATTAAGTTGGAACTCACCAAAATCTACAGGGATGACATTGCTACGTTTTTTAATTACTACCATGTTTGTTATTCTCCTTTTTGAATACGAAAAAAGAGGGGAAGGGCTAACCCCCACCCCTCTAGTTGTCTTATCTTTGTTTTATTTAGTTAATTATCCGCCTACGACTGGTGTCCCAGTTTCTGATGATGCACCAGAACGAGCAGCACGGCCAGAAGTTTCTGAACCAGCTCCAGCTACTGCTGCGGCTGCGACTGGTGATGCAGCGACTTCATGTTTTTCTGGCGTACGAGACCAGTTAACTTGGAACTTGATTGTTTCAAGCTCAGACGCTTCACCGTCACCGACTTCAATTTCAGAAAGTCGTGCAAGACCTTCTTTGTAAGTTTTGCCATCGGCAGTAACTTCTTTGTACCAGACAATAAGGTCATCAGCTACAGCGTCTTCTTTGTCAACGACAAAGTTTTGAGCTTTATCAGCATAATCACGGTGACCTTCGAAAGAACGACCACGAGATTTTGAAGTGATAACTTTTTCTTTAGTTCCGTCGCCATCAAAGTACGCCACATCATCGTCTTCTGCATCGTTTTCTGGTGCAGATTCTTTGATGCCTTTGGCAATCCACATATACTTGTTATCAGTTGGTGGAGTGTCTGGATGTTCTGAATCGAACGGTGCAATGTAATGCTTACGAATCGCATTTTTAAATTTAGCCATTTAGTTAAGGCTCCTTTCTACTTCAATAGTTGCTTGCAAGTCTAGCAAGTAAATGTAATAGTCTTGGTCATTGACATCGTTTAAACTTGGTGTTTCGACCTTCAATGACAAGAATGTATAAGAATTGTTTAAGCTTGGTAATTCAAGACCGATTTTGGAAAGTTCAGTGTTGATTTTCCAAAGGGTAGCATTGACTTTATGCTGGTCTTTAGATTTAATGGCGATTTCGTAAGGCAACGACAGAATCTGTGTGCCAGCCATGTCTTCGTCTTCAACCTTGCCGCCGGGCAATGCGTATATTACCAAGTCTTCACCTTCGTTAAGGTAGTCTAATCGAGGTGTTAGTGGCAAGCCTAGACCAGCTAGGAAATCTTTCAACACCTCTGAAAAATCGTTATTATTCACTATCTAACTCCCATCGCTCTAATTGCTACTTGTCCCCACTGTTTGCTGTGTTTAGCAGCGGCTTTCTTGTCCCAACGCCCACCAGTGCCGGGCTTTGGTTTCTGTGCTAGCAGTCTGTCCTTATTCGCAAAGAAGAACTTCCGTTGCTTCTCAGAAAAGAATAGTTTTAGTCTACGATTATAAAACCTAATTCTTGCATAAGGTGTCGACCATACCAACGTATCAACATTAGAGTGTCCGCTACCTCGCAAGTCCCCTGACTGAACTGGTGTGTACTTGTTCATATCCATAAGCATTTGATTACTCATGGCAATCTGACCACGTCTGACCGCTTCAGGACTGCATTTCTTTTCAAGCCCCTGCAAATCTACCTTGATAGTTACATCAGCACCCATCAAATCACCTCGACTTCATAGCATAAGATAGTATGCTTAAACGGATGATACTGAGGAATAATTTTACGAATGATGTAGTCTCGGTGAGTGTCATTAACTCGACCATTCAACCAACTATCATCCAACTCAATTGGTGTGTATTTTGGATAGATCATGAGGACTGAAAAATTATTCTCAGTTCGATTTTGACCACTGCCAGTATGAGATACGGCCCTATCAAATCTAACGGGTTTAAGAGTTTTGGGCTCATCATATGTTACTTTTCCCCAACCGTCCTTTTCTCCCGTTGGTTTTTGAATAGTGACAGTATCAACTAACATGCGTTTATCTATCATAGCCCACCGCCTTACAGCCAAAACCAACCAATGTCAGCCAGTTTAGAGCGTCAAGAGATAGATTATACCTCTGACCACCGTTGGACGATTTAGAGCCATTCTGATAACTTACATGAGTACGTCCTACGGTCATGCTTGCTAGTGAAGTCTTATCCTCGGCAGTCATCACACCACTTGAATCTAAGTAAGCGATTTGATAAGCTACCGCCTTTTTGACCGCTTGCCTTCGTGGCTCGAAGTCTGTTTCAAAATCGGTGAAATCGTAGAAGTTTTTGATATACAAATCAACAATGAGCTTAGCTCTAGCTGCTAGCGTTTCAAAGTCTTCTACGATTTCAAAACCAAGTTTTAGAAATTCTGTTTCGGTTAAATATGTCATTTAACCACCTCCTTCTGTTATTTTAGGAGGTCTAAGAGTTCCGCTTTGGTAAGAGCTGAAATACCAGTGAGACCACGTTGTTGTGCAATGATACGCAAGTCAGCAACGGTCTTGTCTTCTAGCGTTTCAGTTACTTGTTCTTGAACGTCATTAACAGGCGCTGCTTGCTCGCCGATAGTATGACGACGCATTAGCATACCCATTAAGCACCTCCGAATTTAACGACTTTTGAATCGTCGTAAAGGTAGACACCGTAGTATTCATCACCAGAATAGACAGTAGTCTTTTTCAAGATGTCACGGTCGTTTTCAATCATGACATCACGTTTCAAGTTGATCACGAATGCTCCGTATTTGGCATCGTCGTCTGTGTCTGTTTGGAGTGAAGACACTTTAACAAGGAAGCCTTTTCCTTCTTCAACTTTCTTAGTGCGAACGATTTGCACGCCAGCAACTTCACCGAATGTGCCAGAAACGACAACATCAGCACCAACTTCTGAGCCTTTCAACCAGTTTTGACCAGCGTCAGCACGCAATTTAATGGCGTCTTTTGGATTGATAAGGGCAACATAGCGAGCGTCTTCTTCGTCTGCGAAGATTTCCAAGGCTTTGTCAATGTTCGCTACTGAAATAGGAGCTTCAGTGATGTTTTGTGTCGCAGTTTTAGCAACTTCAACGATGTCGTTGTCAACTTTGTTAGCAATAGCCAAAGCAATCTGATTAGTAGCTTCACCGTAAACGTTGCCGTGTCCTACAAGGGCAGCTTTATCAGTGATTTCAATAGCTTTACCAGCTTGTTTGATCTTCATTTTTGTTTCTTTAGTGCCCAATTGGTCAATCGGAATTGATTGCCCCTCAGTGATTTCAGTAGCATCACCAGAATAAGTCCATTGCGGCACTGTAAGCTCATCCCCCGGACGGCCTACAAGAGTTGTTTCGACCACTGCGAGTGGTGTGAATTTGATAAGTTTAGGCAATTTAGCTGAAACCGTGTCAGCCATAACCTGTGGATTGATGACTTGTGCAGTCGTTGTTGTTCCAAGAACCATAGATTAAATCATCCTTTCAGTTGTTGATATAGCTCTGGGTCTTTATCAAAGAGTTCTTGACGCTCATTGATTCCCATACGTTTAAAATCTTCTTTAGTGAGCCCGTTCTGACTAGCAGCTGGATTCCCACCAGCAAAGATTTTAGGTTGTGCTGCTTGTTCTTCTTGCTTGAAAAGATAAGGGCTTGTTTCTTTCAATCCCTTAATAACCTTGTCCAGTTTAGGTTTACCAGCTTCATCAAGTTCGATTTCGTCAAAATTGAT